GCGGCGATAACCGGCGCGAGGAATTCGGCTTGCGCTTCAAGTTCACGCAGGTTCATTAGCGAGCCTCTTTTCGATCAGCAGAGCGAGCATTTTCGCGCTGTCTTGGATTTGTTCGTCGGTTGGTTCTGCCGGTGCGGCCTCGGGCGTAGCAGCGGGTTGCGCCGTGCCGAATGGGTCTGCCTGCGCATCGCGCTTCGCCAAAGCTTCTAGGCTGAAGTTCTGCTGCTGCAGATACACCGTATCGCCGCCGGTGACTGGAGGCTGGTTCAGCTTCGCCATGGCCGCGTTCGGCGTCATGATACCGCCTTTCACTGCGGCGGCCAGGGTCTCTACGAGTTTGCCCATGTCCATACGCAACAAGCCTTCGATATCCAGTTCGACGCCGTAACGATCTGGCAGCGAAAGTCCGTCATCAAGACACGCTTCGTATTCTTCTGCTAACACCTGGATGCAGTCGGAGTAGTACTTCTGGTTTTCCTGCTCCGCCGTCGTTCCGGTGGCCGCAGTGGTAACGCCTACTTTCGACGGCGGGACGTGGAACGCCGTGCAGACCATTTCGGCGGTCAGCTTGAACTGCTCGATCAACTGCGAATCCGTGGCCGACATCTTCATCTGTTGGAACTTGAGATCGTCACCGACGACGGCCACGCGGCCGGCATTTTCGCCTGTGTAGTTCGTGTCCCAGTGCGCCTTCAGCCGTGCCGCTGTCTCGTCGCTGATAGCGCCGGGGGCGGACAGGATGCCGCCAGGTCGTGCGCCATTGGTAAAGAAGGTGGAGCTATCGTGTTGCATCTTCAACGACTGGCACGCGGCTTGCGCGGCGGCGTACAGCGGCGACACACCGACCAGGGGGTGGAACAGGCAGTTCATTCGGTCGTGAATGATTTCCGACGCCGGAACAGTGACGCCGTCACCGACTCGGTTCAGATTGTCGTTGCTCAACTGGTAGTAAATCGAACCGTCTTCGGCGACCAGGGGGAGGACGCGGCACGGGTCTAGCAGATAGATAGAGGTCACGACGCCGCGCTGATCGCGTTGCTTCAACCCGTAAGAGTTGCCGCTGATCAGTTTGGAGGTCTGCCACCATTGTTTGAACTGGATGTGGTTCTGGTAGCTATTCGGCTTTTTGAGGACTGGGGAGAACGCAGGACTGGTCGTTTCTTTCCAAATGCCGTTCGGGTCCAGAAGCATCAAGCGCTGGCGCAACTTGCCGATATCATTCGCGATAAGCGTGATGCAGGCGTAGACCGCGTAATGTGCCAGGACCGTTTCGTTAGTCCATGTATCGTTCTTTTGCCATGCGCCGGAATACGGTTCTTTGATCATCGGCCACCAACCGCCCATGCCCGTACCGGGCGGCGACATAGGCGCACGCTTGAAGCTTAGGGACAGTTCTCGGCCGAATAGACGCATCGTTACACCTGCACGGCAATAAAGGCTTCAACATCGGACTTCTTGATCCGACCGTCCTTACCCGTGCCAATTACTTTAGAAAGATCCACGTTGTTCTCCGTGGCGAATGCAGCGATAGCTTCTGAGATCAAAGGCTCTTCCGGGGCAGAAGGCGGTGCAGCGGTGAGCATCCGGGTTTTATAGCCGGCTTCGACAGCCGCGTCGGCGTAAGTCCCAAGCCCAAGTTTGCGCAGAGTCTCGGCGTACCGGTGCGCCATCATGGTTTTTCTACCGCCGCGACTGTAAACGAATTCTACTTTGCTCATGACGCAACCCTCAAATTTAAACTGAGTATACGGGTTTCCGAAAATTACTCAAAGAAAAGGCCCCGAAGGGCCTTTCCATTTAGTTCAGCTTAATGAATCAGCTGCCCCAGTTCACATTGTCCAGCCATGCTACGGCACTGGCACGGCGACGCTGCCAGTTGATGAAGCGCTCAGCCAGGAAGGCCGTGCTGTTGGTTTGGAACATCGACACCATGGTGGTAGGAGTACCCGTGGCGCTGTTGTTGGTCGGGTTGTCCAGCATCTGCAAGGAAGCTTCGCGAGAAGCGTCGATGGTCACTTGACCGTCATCCGCCAGCCAGATGTCGGAAGCGTTCAACAGGATCACCATGCCACCGCCGGAGTCTACCGGCAGATAATCCGAAACGATTACCGGAACACCCATGAACGTACCGCCGTTCATAGTCACGCCTGGGAACTCGGTCTGCCCCAGTGGGTTCAGCATCATGCTCAGAGCGAGCGCAGTGGTCGAATCCATCAGGTATACGGCGTTGCGTGGAGCGTTACGTGCGGCGATGAATGGGGCCCACAGTGCGGCGATGTCAGCGCGGATGTCGTCGGCGGTGTTGCCGCTGGAAGTGATGCCGGCGATGCCGTTGGTGATCGAAGCAGGCGACACGTTGGCGACCGCTGCTTTAGCCGGGTCCACGAAATCGATATCCGCACGCTCGATTACCGCTGCTGCCAGGCCGTCACGCACGAGGCGTTCTGCCGAAGGATCGCTGAAGCGGATCAGTTCGTTGGTCAGAACCGCGATGGTCGCGATTTTGTTCCAGCGCAGTTCGGTGTCGTTGAAGTCGAACGCGGTCAGAGGCTTCGGTGCGCCTTCACCTACCCAGTACGCCTGGCCGCCGGAGGTCTGACCCGCGATACGGACATTGAACGGAATGCGGTTCAGCGACGGGATGCCGTTGGTGCCGAACTGGCCGAGGATGGTGCGCGGGCGCAGGTACTCGACGAAATCGCCAGCGAAGTTCTGGTACTGAACCAGGGGGGCCGCCCAAGTGGTATCGAGGGTGGTGCCGGCTTCGACGGTGGCTTTCATCAAGCCTTGCATTTTCTGGCCGCGGGCTTCCAGCTCCAGGGTTTTTACCATGCCTTCGTGCTGTGGGTACTGAGACTTCGCGATCTCAACCGCCATTGCTGGGTTGTTCTGCGAAGCCATTTTGCACATCGCATAACGGGCGAACAGAATGCCGGGTTCCAGCTTCTCGGTGTTTTTGGCAACGAGTGGTGCGCGGTTGGTCTGTTTGGTCACGTCGGTGACTGGAGCGGCGGAGGCTACGTTAGCTTTTTCCATCACTTCCAGGCGCTTGATATGTACTTCAGCGGCTTTCAGTTCGTCGGTGATGGTGTCGAACTCTTCCGATTCGGCTTCGTCCAGGGTGCGGCCTTCAGCGGCTTCCATGAGTTCTTTTTGGCGCGCGGACTTCTGCACCATGGTGTCCTTGAAGGACTTGATTTGTTCTGCGAAATTCATGTCTTGGCCCTCCTCGGGCTTCGGAGTAACGGGTAGTTTTTTCGTAACGGTTGCCGAAGCGCCGGCGGGTTTTTCAAGGCGTACAACAGTGAATTCCTTTTTGCCGGACGCGGCAGGTGCTCCAATGTCGAACGCTTTGATACTGGTAATCGTCGCCTCCGCGTTTGCGGGAATGGTGACGAGTGACAATTCATAAACTTCAGTTTTCAGGAAGCGAGTACCCCAACTTCCTTTGATAGGCTCCGAACCCATGTCACGAAAGCCGATCGACACCGCGCGAACCAGGCCGGCTTTAACCGACTGCCATGCCTCTTCGATCCGGTTGAACAAGCCTACCGGTTCGGTCACTTCAGCGAAAGTCGCAGTGAACGGGACGCCTTTAGCGGTCGGCTTGCCGAATTCGACCAGGCCGACAGGTTGCTGGTGGTCATGTTGCCACAGGAGAGGGAGCGGGTTTTTGTATTGGACGCCGAGCGGTTCCACAATGTCGCCCACGCGATCGACGCCAGGGGTTGTCGCCCATCCGGTAATGGTCCGCGTTTCAGCGTTAACCGCTTTTACGTCAAGAACGCTATAGGCTCTGTTCATGTATACAGCTCCGGTAAATTACGCGCACTGTAACTCATAAAAACAGCATTTGAAACTTTTTGTGCGCTGCCGGCGGGTTAAGTGCCATCAGCGACACCGCGTTGAACAACGCCATCACCGGGTCGATCTTGGCCGAGCCGGAAGCCTGCTTAGTGATCAGGATCGAGTTTGCCCGGGGCTCGACGCGGCAGTTGGAGACGCACCACGCCATAAGCGGTTGCTCAGCGTGCTTCAGCTTCCCTTCGGCGAGGCGTCGTTCAGTAGTCTTGATAGCGCCCCCGAGCTTCCAACCCTGGCTGATACCGACGATCTTGTCTTCGGGAATTCCCCTTGAGACTAGTTCGTCGAAGATGGCCCCGATCCCGACCGGGTCTACGCCGATTTTATCCAGGAGGCCGGATTCGTAAACGCGCTCTACGATGTCGCACACTTCCGTGACATCTTCGCCTATGCGTTTCACTAGAACTAAATCTTTGTCTCTGCTGAAATCGTGGAAGCGCGAGGCCTCCTGCTTGTTCCGGGCAAGCGCGGAAGGATGCGCCCATGCGCCGGCCCACGTAAGCCAGTTTCCGGTGTCCTTCTCCCTCCCGACCAGGGAGAGCCCTAGCAAGTCGTCCAGGCCGCCGCCGTCGATCCCTACGTCGATCACCTCGCAGCGGTCGAGCATTGAATCGAGCGTAACGCTCTTGTCGGACTGCTCCTGCCAGAAGTCCGCGCCGGCCCACCGGTCAGAGCGCAGCGCCAGGCCGATCTCCACGTTTAAATGCTTGGATAGAAAACCTAACGTGGATTCCTCTCCCGCCGCTTGAGCCTTGTCAAATTCCCTCTCGATGTACTCAGGATTTACGGAATAGCCCATATTTGGGTTGGAAATGAAGAAGTTTTCTTTTTTACGGTGTAGGCCGGCGTCCAGCATGGCTTTCGGGAATTCGTACAGGATAGGCAGGAAGCGATTGTCCTTGATTACCCCGTCGCGTACATCCCTGGCGTATTGGAGCTTCTCCTTGAATACACCGGCGGGTGGTTGATCCGACTGTGTAGTGAGATAGATAACGAACCCCTCAGGACGAGAAGCAAGACCGCCGGTAGCCTCCCGCAGCATGTTGGCGGCGTGAGGATTCTTTCCTAGTAGGTGGAGCTCGTCGACCAGGATACCAACGCCCTTAACGCCGCCAACTGTATTCTGATCCGCGGTAACGATCTTCAGCGTCGCTCCCGTTCCCCGGTGAGTTATGGTCTTCAAATGCTCTTGGACGTGAAGAATTTCTGAGAGCTCTTCGTCGTGCTTCACCATGTCGCGGCAAGGGGCAAAGGCGTTCATCGAAACTTCTTGGGTCGGCGACAGAATCAAGAATTGCGCCGACTGACGCCAATTACGGATAAGCACCGTCAACATGATTGCTGCCGCGATTGTTGATTTACTGTTTTTCTTGCTCAGGCACATGAAAAAGTCTTGTATCTGCCTCCGCCCGGTTTCCGGGTCGTAAGAGCCGAAGAACGCCGAAGCGAAATCGAACACCCAAGGGGCGCAGGCTTCGCCCACGGTTGGGCTACCTGCCGCGTCAACGATACGAAGCTGCTTCATGATCTCAAGCCCCGCTTCTGCCTCGGAGGGGAACAGAGGTGGGCAAGTTATGAGGGATTCTCGCGCTACGATCCGGGTCTCCCAGTCTGTGCAGGAAGTCGTAAAATTATCGTCCACGGGCGGTTACCTCGTTGTACAGCTCGTTCCATACTTCCGAAAAATTGTCCGGGAGCTTAGCGTTTTTTGACATGTTCTCTAAGGCCCACATAGGACGCAAGTTGGCTAAAGCCCAGCACATTTTGAATTGCAGGCTTTCGGGATCGTCGGCTTTGAAGAAGGAAACAGGAATTCGGTGGTCGATATGAATCTCACTGCGCAGCACGTTATCCCACGACATACCTTTTTCGAAGTGGGATTCAATATGCGCCACCAATTGCTCCGAGGTATACCCCACCAATTCGAACGTACTTCTGCGAGCCTTACCTTTCTGCGTACCTCTCAGCATCTGCGCTATGCGAGAGCTCATACGGGTTTTCAGGTTGAACCACGGAAGGGTTGCCCTGCGCTTCCGCATCTTGGCGCTTTCCTTCAGCCGCACCTCTTCGATATTTTCGTCTCGCCATTTTCTTACGGCCTCCGTTGAAGAGTAGCCGGCCGCGCGATATGCCTCGTTGGTTTCCTTAACTTTGGCCTTGTTCGCGTCCCTCCATCTTTGTTGCCTCTCTTTTTGGTCGGCGCGCTCCCTACGAATTGTGTCCTCGGTTTTCCGGCATGGTCGGCATCGGGAATCAAGGCCGTGGAGACCCATGTAGTGCGTGTCAAAATTTATAACCGTAGAGGCCAGGTTTTCGCCGCACGCTTTGCACTTTTTTAAAGGGGCGTTGGCTGGGTCTGGAATCGGATTGGGTTTAGCTTTCTTGGCGGCCGAGTAGGCGGCCGAGTAGGCCTTCTGGCAGGGGCGGCACTTCGGGCGCAACGTACCCGGGCGGCAGGTATTCGGGAGATAGTATTCCAGTGTCGCGGGTTTTGATTCTTTACAGGCTGGGCAGATCTTAAAGCGGGTAGTAGAATTTTGTTCAGTCATGACGCACTCACGATGCAGATTGATAGAAACCCCACTCGTGTTAGCGCACAGTGGGGTTTTGCTATTCTACGCTTCACGGTTGTTAACGACAAGCTTCGGCGGCGCCGCGGCAGAGAATCTGCGATCGATTTTCTTCGGCTCTTCTTTACCTTTGTCCCCCTTCTTCGCATGCTCGAATGGCAGCAAAGCTTTCGCCGCTTCCAGGCGAGCTTTCACACCAGCCCCTGGCGTATTCATCAAAGCCTTGAGAAACACCTTCGGGTCTTCTGTTTCCGGAATTTCTACGGTGATCAGATCGGCTTCAGATCCTTCCTCGGTCTCTTCGTGTTTAGAGCTTGGTGCCGACTTGGTGCCAATACCGACAGCGGCTAGTGCTGCCACGATTGCCGGGTGTTTACGCATTCGGTGTCCGGCTGCCTTTGCGGTCTTTGCGCTGAGTCCGGCGCTGATAGCGGCCTGTTCCGGCTTTTCCCCTCGCAAGGTCGCCTTAAAAAATAATTCCTGCTTCTCGTTCATCATGGCGGTGGGCCTGTGTATTTTCGTGTTTCCAGCGTAACACAGGTAACAGAACCCCATATTTGGCGCGATTGTCTGAACGAGGTCGGCGCGATCAGGGCAGGAGGTCGGCCCGTAGCACGCCAACTCCCCCCGGTAGTGAGAATCCGTCGCATTTGGACGCCATTTTGCACCAAATCCGTGCAGAAACGCGCTTGAAGCACGTCACTCACGTCGTTGCATGGGTTTCATTTGCATTTGAGTCATGCATTTTGCACTAAGGCTGCGTCGAACGCGCAACCGTTGCGGATCAGCCCTTTCGGGCTGCACCGATGCCTTCTGAAGCCGTCTTTTCTGCGTGATGGGAGGTGCACAGCGGTTGCCAGTTCCCCTCGGAATCCCAAAACAGCTTCATGTCGCCTCGATGATCGACGATGTGGTCGACCACGTTGGCCGCTGTCACCTTGCCCTGTGCCTCACACATCCTGCATAGCGGATGCTTAGCCAGGTAGGCGAGGCGAGCGCGTTGCCACTTCCCACCGTACCCACGCTGTGCTGTGGTCAACCCTTCACGCCATGCGTCAGGGTTGAGCATCTTGACCGCCTGCGTACTGACCTCACGCGCTCGGGTGGGCTGCATGGTGACCCTGGACTTAGCCACGGTGTTTATCGCTTTCGTAACGGAAAGGGTCGGGCCTTGAGTTCAACCCTGTCGGCCTAGCGTTGAGCGCCTGTGGTGCGGCCTGAGGCTCGCTAAGCTCAGGAGGCTGTCCCTGTGCTACCAGCGCCTCTAGCGCCACACATACGCGCTCAAGCAAAGCGTCACGCCCATACTCGATTCTGATGTCAGCGCCACCATCCAAGACCATAGGCTCTAAGCCCAGTTGGTCAGCTATCGGGGTTATGTGATCCGTCAGCATGGTGACCATTTCTTTTCCTAGGGTCTGCGGAACCCTGAGTACCAGTAATCCGTTGCTTGAGTTCTTCGAATCGTTCATTGGCTAAGTCCAATAGTTTTTTGAGTTTCGCCCGACGTCGAGCGCATCCGGAACATGCCATGGGTTCCGCTCCATGTGGTGAGTGATCAGCGTACCCGTAAACCGCGAACTGGGGGTAGGCGTCTCGGCCAGGGTAGTGATCTGCATTGCGCGCAATTCTTGCGGGTTTATCTAATCTGCATTTCTTGCGCCTTCGGTATCGCGTTGCTAGAAAACAGGGTTGCACGTTGCACACCCCTAAAGGGGAGTGTGTGCAATGCAACCTTAACCGAGTTGCAAATAAGCAATTTGCAACCCTATTTGCAATGCAACCTTGATCATTCTGCATTTTCTGCGGATAAGAAAAGGCTGCCGTTTTCCTCAAAAATGGCGCCTTTCTCCAAAAGCGTTTCCATTGCGCGTTTAAAAGCCTGATTTTTGTAGCTCTGCCGCTTGCTAGGATCGAACTGTGCGCAGAATTCAGCTTGAACCCTGGCCGTTTCGACCCCTGCTTTCTCATCGCAAAGCCCGAAGACGTTGTGAAGGGCGTCCAAGAACGCCAGTTCGTTAGCTCCGGTCTTCTTTTTAGGTTCCGGTTTCGCCTGCCCGGCACCTTTGAATTCGACGATACAGCTGGTGATATCGTCGCCGTCTTCGTCTTCCCCAAGGATCACGGTGTGCAGCTTGAATAGGTAGCCAACGCCTTCAACGCCATCCTTCATCTTGCTGGTGGTAATGCTACGGGTGTCGTTGCTACGTTCAACCTTTATCTCCACATCACATGCCGCCTTGATGCTTGAGTGGCCACGCGAACCTTTCGAGGCGTCCTTACCACTGTGATGGACAAGAAGAACCATGGCGTCGCAACGGCGGGCGATGCGCTTGCACTCGGCCAAGGCGATACCCACATCCATGCCGTTGTTCTCGTCGGCACCCGACATCACCTGAGCGAACGTATCCATTACGATAAGGTCGTAGGGCTCCCGCTGACGGATCTCACTAATCAGGTCTGTGATCTGCGCCACGTTAGTAAGGTTCGGCGTGATGTCATAGATGACGTCCATACCAATTCGCGGGATCGCCTGCTGATGACAGTACGCTTTGATACGCTGCCGGAAGCCCGAGACGCCTTCAGCCACCACATAGAGTACGCGACCCTTGGATACCCGGTGGCCGTTCCAGAACTCCAGGCCGCGGCATATAGCGGCACTCAGATCAAGCATGGCAAAAGACTTGCCGGAACCGGATTCGCCGAACAGCACTCCGAGATTCGCTTTAGGTAAGAAGCCCTTTACCAGCCACTTGAGGTTCGACTCTTGGGCTGCGAAATCGTCGTCCGAGGTGATCTTGAACTTGCCGCCCACTGGCATCGGCAACGCTTCGAATTCGTCTGCGGATGCCGTTTCGAGACCGGTTTCGCCGCCAGCGTCACGGATCATCTTTAAGACGGTACCCATGGTCGTATATTCGGCGGTCGTATTGATCCCGAAGGAATCCCATCGCGCTTTGCCGAACTCCATGCCGCCGTACTTAGAAGAATGTGCCGACCAGTCGTCCCAAAGATCAAAACCGTCACCGTAGGTCTGATGATGGACGGCCATGCCTACGTTGCGCCAATCTTCGTACCCTAGGTCATCGGGCAGCTTGTGCAGCAGCTCTGTTACCTGCTCAGGCGAAAGCGGGAGAGGAGGTTTGCCATCGCCTTCATATTTGTCGCGTAGCTCTTTAACGCGCAGGAAGCGTTTAAGGCTATAAGCGCGGTGGATCTCTTTAACAGGCGCCAGGGTGTTCTGATCACCCATCAGTTCCGTCAAGTCGGTGATATTGCCGGTGAAGGTCACGAAGCCCTTTGAGTGGAAGACCTCATAGCCGAACTTGTCGTTTGGGTTGCGCGGAGGGCTGTCCTTGTCGTCTGGTATCACACCGGAGAAGAAAGCCCGAATGCCGTTACCGGATGGGCTGTACTCGGCGTAGGAGCCTTCGGTCAGCTCTTCGACCAGGGGGTCTACCTTTCCATCAATCACGCAGTCGTCGAAGTCCAGGGCGGTTATGCCGAACTCCGGCATCAAGGCGAAGCCGACGCCCGCGAAGTCATGCTTTTCCGCAGCCGCTTTAGCCTCTTCAAAGGTAACGAGCAGAGCCCGATCTTCATCAGAACAATGGGTGTGCTTGCGGACGATCCCCGTAACGTAGTAAGGCATTTTGGCGGCTTTCGGACGGCCGGGTTTACGAACCCACCTCCAGACAAGCCAGCCTTTCAAATCCCGCATGGCGTCGGGCGCCTGCAGGTTCTCAAATTTCTTTGCCATCTTCGAGGCACCCACGGCTTATACGTCAGACGAGAAGCTAGGATCAGCCAGGGCCGCAGCGTATTTAGGATTCATCAATTCATTACGCGGCACACCGTAAAGCGATTCCAACTCAGTCACACGGGTCAAAGGCACATAGCCTTGCGAATGCCACTGCTGGACAGCCTGGTAGGTCACGCCTACGTCGCGGGCAAGCTGCGAGAAGCCGCCGGCCTTAACGATGGCGTGCAGAATGCCGCTGTAACGCTTAGCCGCCATTACAGCGTTGAGCAGACCGCCGGGGGCGCCGTCTTTAATCATTTGTTCGGTCAATGCTTTAAGACGCTTGTCCATCAGTTCTTCTCCTGCGACTTCAAAAAATCTTCTTTACGAGCCCAAAGCATTCCTTCCGCCACCCGAAAGGCGGCTGAGGCGAGCGCCATGAATACTACGTCCTGCATTTGCGGAGTACGTGCCTTCAGACAAAAGGGCTCTTGGTTAATAAGCTGAGTCATCGCCGCGAGCGCTGCTGCGTCACGGAAAGCCAATTCTTCGGCGGTACGTTTTTCGGACATTTCTCTTACCTCGTTTGTGAATGGCGCCACCATACAACACTTGATACAACGCATGCAAGCTTGTATAAAGTTGCGAACCGGCCCCAAGGTGCGCCTGGATGAACGGTAAGAAAATAGTACTAGACAACACAAGTATTAGATTGTACCTTTGCCTAACACCAACCCTACATCGAGATCAACCGTGAAACACATCCTCTTCGCTTTAACCGTTCTGCTTTCCGCGAACGCCATGGCCGATAAGGTCGACGAGTGCCAAAAGCTTGAGGCATTCCGCGCCAACCAAGCAGCTAAGCTCGCCTTGAGCCGATACGGGCTCGGCCTGATCACGGCAGCGCAACTGGACGCACAGCGAAAGGCGATTCGCGAGAAGGGCAAAGCTGCATCCGATCAATGCGGCACCACGAAGGTAGCGACGAAATGAACACAGCTCTTATCGGATACATGATTATCGTCTTGATCTTCGGCGGCATCTTCATATTCGTCGCGCGGCTAGAAGGTTTCCTGGTAGCCCTGGGGATCTTCGCCGGATCGATATCCATTACGGTGTTGCTGGTTATAGCCGAGCACCTAATCAAAATGGAGTAACCCCGATGCCCAAGCCTAAGAAACCCAAGATGCCCAAAGTCAACACCAGCGACTGCGCCAAAGGTCAGATGCATGAGCCGGCGGCACAGCGATATGTGAAAACCATGCCAGGAGGATTTATAGCGTGAAGCCTCAC